AGTTGTGTCGGACAACAGTGCCTGAATTTGGCTTGGACCTACAGCAATGTAACGCTGGATTGATGGGTCAACGTCACCTGAATCCAGCATGTACTTTGCTTCGCGCAGTTTAGCCAGTGTCAGGTTAGTGTTGCCATTAGCAATGCTGTTGCTGATGGTTGCTGAACCAGAGCCAGTCTCACCAGTAGCAGCCGTGCCAAGTGCAGCGGTAATCACAACATCGTCCATAGCGCGGCCCATAGCTGCTGCTGCGGCTTTTGCATAAGATGATGTTGGGTCGATAAGCATGCGAATCTTATCTTGGTCGTCAATAAGGTCTGCATACTCGTAGTCGGCCAAAGTCAGACGGCGCCGTGAGTGTGGCGTGTCAATCTGTGGCGTGTCAGCGTGGCGAGTTGTACGCGCTTGCGCAGTCGCTACACCGATTTGGTCGATGAAGGCATTCTTGCCAACAACATTCTCAATACGCACCGCATCACGCAGACGAGAACCCATCTGCTGTGATAGCATCTGCACGTTCGCAGAATACTGTTGTACAAATGCCGTGGTTACTTGTGTGGACATAATGTCCTCCTTTTTTCACGGTTACATTTACACGAATTGCGGTGTGCTACCCTTGCGGACACTCCTAGCTTTATTAGCCCTTTTGGGGCTGTCGTCTTCCCGACTGCCAACAGGACGAGATGACCCGCTACCCTGTGTGACCCACTCGTAGTACCTGTCCGCGAGTAAGTCCGGTTTTACGATGTCGCGCTGTGTGCCATACTCTAACGCGACTCGCAAACACTCTAGTCTAATCTCAACGTCATCCATGGATGTACGTCATCAGTTCTTGAACCCTGTCAATCGCCTGCTGGCGACCTACAATGTTCTTCGAGTCTGTGTACACCGATGAGGTCATAATCGAATTTATCTCCGCTTGTGCGGCGTCCTTCGACATAAACCCTGCCTGTGTTGAGTCAGACACTGTATCTTCACTTGTCACACTATGCCTGAAGGCCGCAATGTTTGCAAATGCCTTAATAAATTCAGGGTGATTGCCAATCTTTGTGCCGTCAGCAAGCTGCATCTCTAGCACATCGGGTGAAGCAAATTCCTGAAACGCATTCGCAGCTGCCTGTATCTTGCTATCGTATGCCTCACCCCACTCTTGCTTGAGTTCGGTCTGCACTTGGTCTTGATACTGCCGCTCATTGTGTTGCATTTTTGCAACACTGCCTTCGGACATTGACTTGTAGTATTCCAAGATACCTGATGCTTGGTCAGGTGTCAGTCTAAGTTGGTGCGCCACCCCTTTGAAATCGTTAGCTATTTCTTCGGTGACGATGTTGCCGTCAGCTGCTACTTGATAGCCATCCGGCGTTTCTGGTCTCCCTAGTCTCCCATAGATGTTGTCTAGGTCGTCATCCGTTGGGTTGACTGGCATTGGCAGTTTGTCCGCGCCAATGAGTCGTTGCGCATTTACATAAGACCTCGCCAGATTTCCCACATCTTTAATAGGGGATAGGCTTGGGTGGTCACGCAATTCCTCTGGAATCAGGTTCAGAAAATCGTGACCAGACCCGCCTTGTGCTACCTCTGCTGGTGTTTCCAGCATGGTCGCCTCTGGCTGGGCTACCTGTTCGATTGCTTCTTCAGACATCGTTACTCCTCTGTCATCATGTTGTGTATGTGAAGGATAACAGCGCGTTTTCCTTCCTCGAAAGCTGTGGCGTTAGCATCGCCTGCCACATAGCTTGAAGCACGCCAGTTACAGCGTGCCTCAAGGTCTCTCAGAACTTTCTTGCCCGCATCGGAGTCGAAAGTCTGGTTATACATGTCTTTTAATTGTTCTAGCTGCTTCATTTAGCCCCCGAAAGAATAGTTTTATTTCGCTTCTGCCCTATAAGTTTGCTTAACATTTTTGAAAACTCAGTAGCAGCAGCGTCATTTTCAAACTGAATAAAATCACCTTCTTTAATGGCAAAATCATATGCGTCTTTATCACTGAGTTTTGTTAGAACTCCATCTATCATTCTTATAGTTGGAAAAAGTTTTCCATCCATACTTATAGTTCTAACTGTTTCTCGCGCTTCTGTCATAGGCGTTTCGGGGTTTAGTGCGCGGGACATCCACGCTGGCGGTTGATTAATTATTTCCTTCATTCGCCAACCATCCTAACGGCCTGTGCCGCTTGTGCTGTGGTGTAGACATCTTCCTGTTCCATCTGACGCTGTTGCATCATTGCCTCTTGTTCTGCGCGGGCTTTGCGTGTCTCAGCTACCTCACGGCTAGTGCGCAGTGTAGTTTTTGGAACTCCCAGCGCATCAGTGACATGCTCAACCAAGCCATCAGGGTCGAGGTGGTCGCCCACTGGAAGCGATTGTGCAAGCGGAAGCAGTATCTCAAGCGCACGCATTGTGTTGTTGAGGCTGTTTGATTTCTGTGCTTTTGCCAGCGGTGACACATACTCAATGTCAATGTCACGGCCTTGCAAGATTTCTGGCGGTGTAGCCAACATGTTCTCGCGCAGCATTAGCGCAAACACACGGTCAATCATTGGACGCAGCATCTCATTCATAAGCCTGCCCAGCACAGGGCCAATCACCCGCATGCGTTCTTCTTGCCTTTGGATGACCTCTGTAGCTGTCATGCCCGGTGAGCCTGAGAACAGGATTTGGTCAACGTAGAACGCCTGACGGATTGCAGCACGCCGCTGCTCTTCCATGTTTAGGCCAATAGGAATGTTCGCGCCTGTCTGCAACGGTGTGATTGTGTCGCGTGAGCCTGCCCGGAAGAAATTAAGGCCGCCCGGCTGTGTGCGGATAGGCAACAAAAAGCCGTCATCAGGCACAAGCAACGGCGGGTCAATCATCTTCTGCGCTGCCTGAATGATTGTCTTAGACATCAGGTTCAGCATCTTAACGTCAGGCAACGCTGTCATAGCTGGTGAGCGCCCCATAACCTCGCCTGTCGCCTTGAGGAAGCGCGGAACAACATATGGCAGTTCAGCAAAGCCGCCCTCAGACATAATCATCTTTGTCTGCATGCAGATATACACAGACATAAACGGCATGTTCTTGTTGTTAGCTTTTGTTACATCGCGCTCAGTGCGCGGCATAACAGCATGCAAGATTTCGACTTCTTCGTCAGGGTTCTTTTCAATCTTTTTCTTGATGTAGTCGCTAACATTATCAATGCCAAAGCGCTCTACAGCCTGCTCCGCAGTCATTTTGTACAAACGGAACACAGTGTTTACCATGCCGAACTGGTCTTCTTGTGCATAAAACTCAGAGATGTGGCGTGTGCTAAACCGCAGATTGCCCTTGTCCATTTCGATAAACATGCAAGATGTACCGAATACAACCAAGTCGATGTAGGTTTCGTGTACCTCAGTCTCAAAGTTTGACTGGTTAAAGGCACGCATCATCCGCATGGATGTGTCCTGAAGCCACTCGCGCACCTCGTCATCACGGTTGATGTCGGTGTCTTTGATGTCCAGATGGAACCAAGGCGCGGCGCCGCTCGTTAGCATCCCATGAAGGAAAGCAGCCATCAGGTCGATAGACTGTAGCGCTGTACCATCATAAATAAGTTCCATGCGCTTTTCGCCGCGTGACCGCTTCTTAACAATATCAGCCTTGCGAGGAAGCATGTAATCCGCAAGTTCCTGATAGTGTGTATCCCAGTTATCACGCCGACTTTTAATGTAGTCGAACCGTTTTACTATGCTGACTGCTTTATCCATGACTTACCCCAATAGTGTTGGTGTTTTGGTTGTCGGTGTTGTTGTATCACCCAATGCACCAGCTACGATAGTAGAGCCACGGCCTTTACGCTTGCGTACTTCTTCGCCCATAGCTTCTTCAGCCATAGCTTTTGCTTTGCCGATGTCTGGCTCCGGTGGTGGAGGTGGGGCTGGTGGGGGTGTCGGCATTTTAGGGGTAAGAAAACTCATCGCTATCTCCTATGGGTAAGTCGCTTCTGGCGGGAACTCTGGCTCTTGCATTACTGGCTGATACTCTGGCAAAGACGGCTCTTCTAACATTTCTGTAGTTCGTTCTGTCTGCGAAAATGTTGTGAAGGCTTTAAAGTTTTCTAGCATTGTTTCTGCGGCAGCTGCATTATTTTCAACTTTTTCTATCATTTTAGCGCTAGACCTTTCATTCTCATCACGGATGGCCCCCATTGGTTTATAAATGCCTTCTGTGGCTAATGTTTGGCAGCCAATATATCGTTTAGCATTCCCGCCCTTTGGACTTGTTATAGTCATGAAGCCAACGCCTTTATCCCACATTTCTTGTTTAGCTGGGTGGCCTTCTGGTAAATTTTGGTAATGATAAGTTGATTGTCTAAGGTTTGGGTGGTCTGCCCCAGCGTTGTACGCAAAACAATACAGCGCATCTCTTTGTTGTTTACTTAACTTTTGCGTGTCTACAGGCAAGTTTGTTTTACCCTTTACTTTTGTACTGGGTTCTTTTCTTGCAAACATTTCGTCCAGTCTATGCGTATACATGGCAGCCACCTCTCGCTCTAAAGCAGGCTGCGCTATCATCAACCGCGCAAAATTTATTCTATTTTCACGGCTGTCTGCTACTTTTGTTTCGTCAGAAAAAGCCGCTAATTCAGGTATACTCTGAATAAAGTCTTTTAGTTTTGGGCTGTTCATCATGTCTTGGAGTGTTGTTAGCCGCACATGAAAAAAACCAGCAGTATCCTTTCCATCAGTGCTAAGTTCTCTTGCAATTTGTCTTTCTGACTCAATGCTACTAATGTAATCAAGGACTTCTTCTCGCCCTTTTGAAAACTTGGGCTCAAAAACAATAGGGGTGGTGCTTTGGTCTTGCAGGGTTACATACACCCTTGCATCCTCATACCGCGCGTCTTCTTCCTTCGGGTCTTTTTTAGGCGCAGCTATAGATACTGTTCCGTAGCTTAAACGATTTATTTTTGCTGGGCGTGTAACTTTTTCGTTTGCCATTTCACTATCCTTGGCTAACAAGCACCCCGCCGCCTTCCAGCAGGGTATCACCAGTAAGCTTTTTAAAACGAGTACCCCTAGCGCGTTTCTTAGTAGGCGATAGCAGCGTTTCTTCCTGTACATCTTCTACAACCGGGGCTGTTGGCTCTGACACTGGCTCTGGCTCTTGTTCAGTCGTGTCGCCTGTGAGCGGGTTGAACTGTGACTGCCCTGTATAAACTTTAGTGCCTTTTACCGCACCCTCAGTTACCGCACCGACAACATCGCCACGCTCATTCGTTACAGGGTCGCCGCCCTCAATAACCTTATCAAGAATGCTTTTAGCCGTAGCCTTGCCCGCAATGTTCATAAGGTTTAGTGCAGCTGTTCCTACGCCGGGTATTTGAACCTCGCCGGGTGGCAGCTGTCCAATATTGGCGCGTGTTGCCAGCCCGCCTAGCTGTTCTTTTGTAACCTTTGTGCTGCCAGCAAGCTTTGCTGCTGCCTGTTGGCCGTAGCCACTTGTGCCTATAGTTGCCAAGACCTCGCCCGGCGATAGCCCTTTTTTGACGGATACAGGTTCCGGCTGTCTGCCCTTTGGCTTTGGCGCAGGCGTTGATGGCTCTTTTGGCGGGGTGCGTGGCTCTGCCATACTTAGCCCAGCATACCGTGTGGTTCCAAACATAGCTTGAGATTGGCCCGGAGACATGCCAAGCCCCAGCCTTTGAGAAGGCGATGGCTGTGCCTTTGGTTTGCCAACAGAAACTATTGGTGAGCGCTTCTGTTCGCTTGCCCTGTAACCCAGCTGCTCACCGCCCCCTGATGTGCCTCCACCTGAACCCATCTTAGTACCCCTTCAATTTATGGAAACCTAGCTTTCCGGTTTCCGTTCTTAGCCAATAGCAGTCAATATACCCCATTTGAATAAAAATGTCTTTTAAAGACCTGAAGCCCTCGATTATCCCTTGACGACCCCCAAAACAGATAAAATCAATAATCCAAGGACTATCGCCATCACCACGCCAAGCGGCAGGTGGGAACTTACCTGTTTCCATATATTGCTTAACATGTCGTTTCTCTGGAAATGCCCAAGTAGCAAATAAGTAAGGGGTTCTTTCTGAATCAACCCCAAATATATAATTGCCCATAGCCAAGGGCGGGTCTAAGTACATTCGTTTGTCGTTGCTTGTGTAGTGCGAGTGATAGCGACTGTAATCCATCATCATAGAAGCAGTCTCGTATGCAAACTCGTCTCGTTCCATCATGGCTTGCTCAAATCAATGTTGAAAAGGGTTGTAAGCGTTATCTGCAACCGCCTGTGGAGGCCGAACCATTTTTGTCCGGTTCTCAAGGCCGACTGCGAGGTAACGGAAGGCGTCTGCGGCGTGGCTGGTAAAGTCGTGCCGGGGCGCGTCTCTGAAGCTTCGTTTCCTGTCATCCCACTCTTGCCTGTACTGGCGCAACATATCCAGCCCTTCCGCTGTCTTGTCACGGTCAAAATAACATCTAGGTAGCATCATCCTCGCAGCGTTGATGCCATCAGCCACTTTCATCTTCGGAATTACTTTGAATCTGATTCCGAGCGAAAACGCCGTTTCCAAGCGGCTTTTACCCGAACCCAACTCACGGACCTCAATGTCGTGAGGAGCGAGGTGGTCGCCGTAATTATAATCTTTCTTTGTGAGTATATCTGCATAATGGTCGAGACCAACGCCAGAACTCTCGTAATAATCAATAACATTTACCGCACCGCCCCTAAAAATCTGCGCAAACCATATGGCTGTTGAGTCGTTAATGCCCAAATCCCACGCGGTATGCACCGGGTACATAGGGTCGTAAGGCACTCTGGTTATCCGGTTATCCTCTTCAGCATCCCCCAGCAGCTTGCCGTAGTACGCACCAATGATAGCCGCCGTAAAGGAACACTCGTATTCTTGTTCATACTGTTCAGGCGTCATCTGCGCCTTGGCAGCATCTAGTTCCTCTGGCTTAACAATACCAGTCTCACTAGCCTTACAAATCTTAAAATACCAGTCTTCAGAGCCTTCGGCAATCTGCCCCCGCGCCGTGTCCAATAAATCAAAAAAATGGTTGTGA